CACTGCCTCAAAACAAGGCTATCCAGTGGCGTTTTTTTCGCTTGAAATGAGTTGTCATGAGTTGGTCTTCCGTTTGCAATCTATGGAGGCTGAAATCGAGGGCGAGAAGATTCGGTCTGGGCGTGTCCAGATGGATGAGTTTCACCAGTTCAGGGAAAGCAGTTTGGCGATAAAAGACCTGCCGTTATACATTGACGACTCGGCAAATATCAGTGTTTTGGAATTGAAAGCGAAAGTCCTGAGGATGGTTCAGGAACATGGTATCAAGTTGCTCATAATTGACTATCTCCAGTTAATGAACGCAGGGGATGGATTTTCGGGCAATCGTGAGCAGGAAATATCGAGCATAAGCCGAGCATGTAAGGGCATAGCCAAAGAATGCGACATTCCCGTAATGCTTTTGAGCCAGTTGAACCGCTCGGTTGAAACGAGGGGCAAAGGGGGCAGTATTCCGATGCTGTCCGACCTGAGGGAATCAGGTGCGATTGAGCAGGATGCGGATATGGTTATTTTCCCGCACCGACCTGAGTATTACAAAGAGGAACTTATGACGGACGGCAGTACGCCATCGCTTGACATGGCGGAGATACATATCTCCAAGCACCGGAACGGGCGGTTAGGGGCGATAATGGTGCGATTTGAGAAGGCTTATACAAGATTTGCACCTTACACCCCATTTAGGACTTATCAAGCACAACCACCAATGCCTGAGCCGAAAACAAACTACCTGCCATCACCAAGATTAGATTTTGAAAACCAAGACAACACCAAAGCACCATTTTAACATGAAACAGAACGCACGAATAGCAGACTTAAACCAAGTCATAAACGCACTCGAACCATCCGCCCCCGCCATCATTGGCTTGAATTACGACTACAATCGCAACCAAGACACCGGACGAACCAGCGTAACCCTGAACGGATTAATGGTAGCAATAGTCAGCAGAACCGACACGCCTGATTTATTTAAGGTGAACATGGTCAATATTGCCACAGATTCAATCGAAATCATCGGGCGGGACGAGGCGAAACGCTGGATTGATAGGCAGGTTACACGCTTTTTATTCGGTTGCTATAAAAAAATTTCTCTGTGAAAATCAGCGAGTTATGAGAAAAGTAAAAAAAATATTTGCATTGGAACAAAACAATGCTGTATCTTTGCTTCATCAAATTTAAACAACACGATATGACAACGACAACAATGCAAACAAGAACAGAAAATGAATTAACTAAAATGGGTTATTCAGTTGAGCAGGCTAAGACGCTTATCGCTAAATTCTGGAATCAAGTCGAATACTTGAAAACAGCAAGAGAAAAGGCGTTATACATGACCGCATAACATTCACACAGGGGGGTGCGCATCCGGTACGCACAATAAACTTAAACACATCAGACAATGACAACAACAATCAAAATTCAAAGCCAGCAAAGCCACATCACCTTTTACAATCGTACTGAGGTATTTTCAAACGACAAACAAGCACGCCAGTACCTTTTGGAATGGCTCGACAAATTAGAATTTGACGCAGAAGTTCCTGAGCAACTTCAAGACGGTCAATTCTTTGACTGCCGTGACTACATCGTGTATATCGAAATCGCTTAATCCTATGAAACGCTACATAAAAGTCATCTGGCTCTTCATCACAACCGTATATCTTCCACTTATTTTCTACAAAGACAAATGAAACAACAACCAAACTTTTTCGAGAAGGTCTCAGCGATCCTGCTCGTAGCGATTCTAATGGGAATCGGCATGCTTATCTTTCACAACATCTTAATTCACTTCGGACAATGACAACAAGCACACACTGGAAAAAAATGACCAACCCGGATTATTTCGGGTCGCACGACCTAATCCAAAATGACGGCTCTTATGGTCAAATCACCGTCACCATCGCATCGGTTGCACAGGAGAAGGTAAAAGGGTCGGACGGCAAAGATTCGCTCTGTATCGTAGCCAGAACGGCTGAGACTAAGCCGATAATCTTAAACCGCACCAATTGCAAGACCATCACGAAAGTATTGGGTACTCCAATCATCGAACGCTGGGCAGGTCAGAAGATTGTGGTAGGGGTTGAACGGGTCAAAGCGTTTGGCGATGTAACGGATGCGATTCGAGTTAAGGCAACCAAGCCAACACCGGACAAGCCAAAGGACTGGACGAAGCAAATCGAGGCGATTAACGCCTGTTCAGATATGTCCGCACTGGTTGCTTTGTGGCAGTCGTTTGATGCTGAAACAAAATCGGCAATGTTATCGTATAAGGATTCACGCAAAACCAAAATAGAAAATGAAAGTAATTGACAACACACAGCAGGGCAGTCGGGAGTGGCATGCCTTGCGTATCGGACGGGTAACTTCAAGCCGAACCAAAGACATCATGAAGTCAGACAACTTGCCCGTAGTGGACGCACTCATTGCCGAGCGGGAATGTTTTGACGACCATCTTTGGGACGCTCTCGAGAACAATTACGAGTCCGATGCGATGAAGTGGGGGACGGAATATGAACCTGAGGCAAAGGCGAAATACACCGAGGCGACCGGCATAGAACTAATCGATGTGGCGTTCTGCATTCACGATGAATTGGATTGGTTAGGGATGTCGCCAGATGGCTTAACAGCCGACCATACTGGGGCGGTCGAAGTCAAATGTCCCAGCACCAAGACCCATGTACGCACGATTCGCATGGGAGGTCTGCCAAACGAACATAAGTGGCAAGTGTACCAATACTTTTTGGTCAATGAGAGTTTGCAATGGCTCGACTTCATATCATACGACCCTCGATTCGCACCGAAGCCACTCTACATTTATCGGGTCGAGCGGAACGAAATCATTGAAGAACTGAAAGCCACAATGGACGCCCTGCTCAAGTTCTGGGCAAAATTTGAAAAGTATCATCAACAAGTAACATTTTAATTTTATGAATATTCAAGGTAAAGTAGTACGAGTTCTGCCGACTCAGACGGTAGGCGAAAAGGGATTTCAAAAGCGTGAAATTCATGTCGAGATTGACTCCGAGTCAAAGTACCCGCAAGTCATCGGTCTGGAGGCACAGGGCGAGAAAGTAAGTCTTCTGGATGGCATCAACCCGAACGACATTGCATCATTCGAAATCAACTTGCGAGGTCGTGAGTGGTCGGGGCAGTACGATGTCGTCAAGGTATTTAATACCTTGTCAATCTGGAAAGTTGAGGTCAAAGTTAAGGCGACACCGCCTGCACCGACAACACCTGCACCAGCACCAAGTCAAACCGGTTCAGACCTGCCATTTTAATCTATGACCAGTTACGAAATACACCGACACAACAAGGCTGTAATCGTTCGTCTCCAGAAAAAAGTCCTGCTCGATAGCGTTTTGTTATCGAGCAGGGCAAAGCGGATAATAAACGACCTGAACCTTGTAACATTGTATGACCTTGTCTCGTTTGACTTGGAAGAACTGCGATTTATTCCAGAACTGAAAAGCATCGCAGGCAAAGGCACGATAAATGAACTTGAGCAGATTAAAAAAGAATATGGCTATGCAAAACCTTAACAACACTTACCCGAAACAGCCAGACCCAAATGTGGACTATGGCGAACCAAATCTACCTGAATGCACTTGTGGAGAGTGCGGATTGGTCTGGGAGACCGAAGATATTGACGATATGGGGCGGTGTGGTGAATGTCGACCTGTTCAGGCTAATGATGGGTGGTAGATAAATAGTCAGGTGGCGGAATTGGTAGACGCTATGGGGCAACAAAAAAACAGAATGTGGAGGTTATAATAATAAAGTTGGAAGGTCTCCACTCCCTACACTACAGGTTCGAATCCTGTTCTGACTGCAAAGTGTTGTTCCCTTGAGAAAGGAATTTAATACCATATAGGGCAAATGGAGGAAACCCTACAACACAGAGGACTTCTCATCCTCAAAATAGTCAGGTGGCGGAATGGTAGACGCTGAATTGCTAATTAGTAAAAAGCACGAAAACCCCGTGTTAAATGAATTAGTAAATAATCTCAAAGGTATGAGATACAGGTTCGAATCCTGTTCTGACTACTAAAGATAAAAACAAATGACACAATTCGACATCATCCACCTAATCCGCACCACCCGAGCCGAAAGGGGGTATAAGCAAACCGACATGGCTGAAATGCTCAACATGAATTTGTTGGCATACCAGCGACTTGAACAGGGCAAGACCCAACTGCCCGTGTTCAGGATGTTGCAGATATTTAACTTGTTGGGGATTGAGATAAAATTGAGCAAATGAGAAGCGAAGTACATTTAATTGACTGCATGGAGTTCATGCGGTCGTGCAAAGATAAGCAGTTCGATTTGGCTGTGGTTGACCCTCCTTATGGGATAGGGGCGAGCAAAGGAATTTGGGGTAGTTCTAATAAAGGTAAAATTACCGACTACGGTAAAAAACAATGGGATAAGACACCACCTAATTACGCATATTTTGAGCAATTAATCAGGGTAAGCAAAAATCAAATAATATTCGGGGCAAACCATTTTATTGAGAATATACCTGATGCAAATTCATCGTGCTGGATTATTTGGGATAAGGAAAACACAGGCGATTTTGCTGATTGTGAACTTGCTTGGACTTCATTTTACACTGCAGTTAGGAAATTTAAATTTAGATGGAATGGGATGTTGCAAGGTGATATGAAAAATAAAGAAAACCGCATCCACCCCACCCAAAAACCCGTTGCACTTTACCGCTGGCTTCTTCGCAATTACGCCAAACCAAACGACACTATATTCGATTCCCACATGGGTTCGCAATCGTCTCGTATTGCCTGCCACATGGAAGGCTTCGACTTTACGGGTTGCGAACTTGACCCGGAATATTTCGAGCAAGGGAATCAGCGGTATGAGGCGTTTCTGAAAACATACGGCACGCCCGACCCAGACAAAGCAATCAAAGGACAACAAATCAACTTATTTTAATTCATGACAACCTACCAAATCTGCGTAAAACTTTACGGACAAGCCACCGTAGACCAATGGCTTCTGAGCAAGATGGAAGAGATACCACCGCCAACAATTCAACTCGATATGTTCAACGGCTTTATCAGGTCGTTTGATGTAACCAAACGCACGACAAGACAATACGAGGTAGTTCGTATTCCTGAGCGAAAAATGACGATGGAAGATGTAATTACTTCCCAACGATACGATGCGGTTAATGTCCGGTTCGTGCTGGTCAAATACTTTGTCGAGAACTATCCGCACTATGACTTCCATATGATTGGGTTAGTATTTGGGGGAAAGGATGAAAGTACTATCAGACACGCATACAAAGAAGCGTGTAATAGATTGGATATAGGTGATCCGGACACAGTTGATGCGTGGCAAAGACTTCAAGACTATGTTGGACAAAGAAAGTAAATACCTGCTTCAACTAATTGACTGCAACTGCAACGATTGTAAGTTTATGGTCAGGGACTTCGATAAATTAAACCAACACAAGGCACACTATGAGGGTTCAGGATTGATGGATAGGATGGCTTATGGCAACTGCACCAAGTTAAACAAGCCTGTATCTTTCATTCCTGAAACCTGCCAAATCGAAACCCAAAAATGTTTTGAACATAGGAAACATAAATAAATCAAACCCGTATAAACCAATATGACACCATTCAACACCACTATCACCGAAACGCACCCAGACAACTTAGACTGGCTGTATCATTTCCAACTTCCAGATGGTCGAACCGCTTATATCGAGCCACACTCGATTGACCACTCCAATCCGTACAAGTACCATTCATTCCTGCTGAATGACATCAGGAATAACAAGGTATTGGAAATCAGGCAGGGTATAATAACCCCGAAACAAGCCTATCGGGACTGGTTCGTGATGCCGTTTCATACCGACCGCAAATACTTCTTCCAGTTAATCATGCCTGAACTAATTATTGACGGCTGGGACATTGACGAACTGCTCAAAATGGAGAAGGAGTTTAATTATTCAGGACACAACGCTTTCAAACTATACCGCAACGACTACGGGCATACCTGCTTCAATGTTGATAATATCGAGCGGAATTACACTGGAATAGACGGATGGTGGATTGGCATAATTCAGGACAAGGAGGTTCAAGATGTTTGAGATAAACGGCAAAATATATACAGAACGCCCACAACAACCTAAAAAGAAAACCAGAATAGGTAGGATTGAACTTATGGCAATGGCAATGACTTACATTAATCCGTACAATTACGGAAGCTCAAATTATACCAGACCTTTTCCGAAATTAAAAAATAGTTTGGTTGAAGAATTTAGGCTCATTCAAGAAAAAAAATCAAGCCTTTCAAGAGCCGAAAGAAAAATGATTGAAAGTCGATTTCATAC